GGGGATTACCGAAACCGCAAAGATGAAATGCACTTTGAGGTAAGTGTAAATGCTAAAAAAGCCGCTAAGATAATCTCAAAGTTAGGGGTAACAAATGCCGACTAGCGCGCAAGTAGTGGTAGGTACTGCGGCTGTAGTAATAGTGCCTAAATCAGATTTTGACCAAACAGCTAATTTACATAATCTAGGCGGTGGCGCTATTTATTTAGGCGGCCCAAACGTAACTACAAGTAATGGCTATAAATTAGATAATGGCGATAAACTAACTGTACCCGTAGGCGACCACGAAGCGTTATATGCCGTTGCCGCTAGCGGTACTCATACCGTAGGGGTACTTACCCAAATAAACTAAGGGGCATTTAGGATAGACAAATGAATAAAAAGCAATTAGAGGCAGCCTTATACAGCTATGGGCGCGCCGCGCTAGCAAGCGTTGCAGCTTTGTATATGTCTGGGATTACAGATCCTAAAGTATTGGCTAACGCTTTTATCGCCGGGTTAATTGGGCCTTTAGTTAAGGCAGTACAGCCTAACGAGAAGCAATACGGTATAGGCGCAAAGTGACTAAGGCCCTACTAGGGGCGCTGCTCTGTATAACGCCCCTAGTGGGCTGTGGTTATGACGGGTGGGTGCGCTATCCTTGCCAGAATTATGAAAACTGGGAAAAGCCCGAGTGCAACCCGCCCCAATGCGAAGCTACAGGCGTTTGTACTAAAGACCTTATTAGGATCAACGATTAAACCGGCAAGGCGGCTAAGCCCCGAGGACATACACGCACGCTTAATCTTTTTTATAGGCGCTGTATTAGCTGTAACTTTTTTTACTATTACCTTTGGCGCTGTTTATGCCCTGGTATTTGTAACACAGCCTGTAAATGCACAGAGTCCTAATGACCGTGACTTTATACAGCTGTTACAGACCCTAGCTATATTTTTAACAGGCGCTCTAGGCGGGGTACTGGCTGGTAATGGGCTTAAATCTAAAGCTGATAAAGACACAAAGAAAGACACGCCGTTAGAAAGCTAGCAATATGTCGCAGCTATAGGTCATACTTTTACTACACGCTGAGAGGGCTACTTAGTGTAGTAGTTTTATCAGCCTTAACAAAGGGTGATTTATGTTAGCTGATTTAGCAGTAATTACATTAACCGTGCTAATCGTAGGGCTATTTATGCTTGGCGCTTACCGTACGGGATACAGAGAAGGCCACGGTGACGGTTACCTTAGAGGGCGCAATATAGCTAAGGCCTTAAAAGAGGTAAACAAATGAGCTTTCTAGACGGTTATGAAGATGTAAACGCAAGAATTAAAAGAGCCCGGGCAGAGTTTCCCGGGTTACGCCTAGTGGCTTACATAGAAGATATAGACATAAAAAACGGCTACATACTAATCAGAGCCGAGGCGTACAAAACTTATGAAGATGAGAAGCCAAGCGCTGTAGATTATGCTTATGAGCTTAGATCTGATAGAGGTGTAAACGCTAATTTTTGGGTAGAGAATTGCGTAACGTCAGCTTATGGGCGCGTTATAGGTTTACTAACCCCGGGCGGTGCAGGCAGGCCTACACGTCAAGATATGGAAAAGGTAGAGGCTATTCAAGCGCCATTACAGACACGCGGGGCAGGCGGTGCAGTACCTAGCGCGGCTGAGTCCATAAGCGCCCTAAAAACCAAGCTAGGGGCTGAGGTAATGCCAGAGCCGCCAATATGTACACACGGGCATAGGGTCTTACTAGAGGGCATAGGTAAGACAGGCAGACCATACAGGGGCTATATGTGCAGCGAGAAAGTAAAAGCTAAACAATGCCCGCCAATATGGGCTAAACAGTATGGCGATAAATGGCTAATGCCAGATGATCATAGCGAGGTTTTACTAGAGGCCGGGCGTAACCTAGACCCAATAGCAGAGCGCGAGCCTGTACCAGAGGCATTTATGAGCGATAGCGAAAGGGCAAACAGTAAATGAATAAAATAACGCTTACAAAACAAGAGCAATACACTTGCCATAAAGCGGCGTTAATTAGGGCAGAAAATACCCCGGATTATTGGGATACGCGCAGCGGTGCATATGAAGCTGCAGAGTCGGGCCTTAGCCTGCACGAGTTTATAGCGCAAGATGCGGCAGCTACGGGTAGTGAGTGGGCGGTAGCTAAAGTGCTAGGTTATGATTTTGACCCATATTTAGTAAAAGGTAAACGCATAGCAGATGTAGGTAAAAATATAGAGGTTAAATCCACTAAATACTTAACCGGACATTTAATTATCCAAGAAATAGATCGCACAGAGGACATAGCGGTTTTGGTGCTAAATAAATCACCCGAATACACAGTAGTAGGTTGCTTGCCTATTGCCTGGGCCAAAAATGAGCGATTTAGGCATAAAGTCCAAGCTAATTGGTGGATACCACAGGGTAATTTAATGCCAATAAGCACTATGCCATATCCAGTAATACAAATAGCTATAGCTAAATAGATAATGGGGTTACAAACTATGCTTTACATAGAGGCTAACTGCAGACAATGCAAGACCAACACGCTACAGCTAGAGCGCGTGGTTTCTGACCACTTGCCACCTAACGTTAAATGCCTACAATGCACTAGGTGCGGGCTACTAGATATAACGTTGGTAGATGTGGATAACGCTAGGCAGGTACTCAATTAAGTTATCCACAGGGGCTAAAAACTTGTGGACAACACGCCCAAGCCCCGCTCAAGTTATCCACAATATCGCTTTACACTTGACTTATCGGGTACGCTGTCTGCGCGGAACGCAAGCCCCGAAGGGCGCTAGCTTGCGAACGCTGCGACAGCTAGGGCTACAGTTATGCCTAATCTTAGGCTTGCTATCTTTACAGACCTTACCCGTAAAAGCTGATATAAACGCTATAGATGCTTATAAAATATATGCTCATATAAAGATAGGATCATATAAAGAGTTTAGATGTATTGAGAAGCTATGGACCAAAGAAAGTAACTGGCGGCCTAAAGCTAAAAACCCTAGCTCTACAGCTTATGGCATACCACAATTATTAAAAATGAAAGAAACAAACCCTTATAAACAGATAGACTTAGGGCTAAAGTACATAGATAACCATAGGATCTATAAGGGTGATGCGTGTAAAGCGTTACGTCATCATAATAAGAAAGGCTGGTACTAATGGCTATTATCATCTGCAAAAATTGCGGTTTGCCTAGTGATGAAAGTGAAATTATCTGGAGTAAGTATAGAGATTATGAGGCTTGGTGCTATGGCTGCGTTGAAGTAGAGGCTGAGGAGCTGTTTAAGCGTGTCTAAGCGTGGCGACCCCAGAGTAAACAGGGCTTATCGGTATAAGTTTAGAAACCAAGTTTTAGCTAGAGATAATTACACCTGTTATTACTGCTTTGGAGATGCAGACCAAATAGACCACGTCATACCTGTTAGTAAAGCCCCAGAGCTGGTACTTAGTTTTGAAAACGCGGTGGCCTGTTGCAAGCGCTGTAACGTACAAAAAGGCAATAAGTCGCAAGGCGTTTTTTTAGCCAAGACGGCTACCCCCCCTGTCTTTTCTGGCAATATATCCCCGAAAACCGCTGTAATGACCCAAAGCGGGCCTTGTTTGGGCCAGCCTGAGCAGAGCTTAAGCTAATGAGTACCAAACCTAAACAGACCTTACGGGGGCTGGTGCAACCGCGCTTACATAACGTTTTGTTATCTGGCCCGACTAGAGGCGGTGAGGTTGCACAGCTCGCAGAGAGCATAGGCTTACCGCTTTTACCGTGGCAGCGCTTCGTACTAGACGATATGCTTACAATAGATAAAAATAAACAATTTATTAGACGTACAAACCTAGCTATATGCGCCCGGCAAAACGGTAAGACTCATTTAGCGCGTATGCGTATTTTAGCGGGCCTGTTTTTGTTCAATGAGCGTAACCACATAGTAATAAGCTCTGCTAGATCTATGGCCCTTACTACTTTTAGAGAAGTAGCTAATGCTATTGAAGATAGCCCCGAGCTTAAGAAGCAACTAAAAAAAATACTGTATACAAACGGTAACGAGGCCATAATTCTAAAAAGTGGGGCTAGGTTAGACGTTAGAGCTGCTACCCGAGATAGCGCCCGAGGTGCTACAGCTGATTTTCTATTTATAGATGAGCTTAGAGAGGTAGATCAAGAAGCTTTCGCCGCTGCCCTGCCTGTAACCCGTGCAAAACCTAATAGCCAAATCCTGCTAGCGTCTAACGCGGGTGATGCCTTTAGCACTACGCTTAATGAGCTACGCGAGCGCTGCCAGAGTAACCCGCCGGCATCACTTGGCTATTATGAATACAGCGCCCCGCCATTTTGCGCCCTAGATGATCGTAAAGGCTGGGCAGCTGCTAACCCGGCGCTAG